ATTTAGAACAAGCCCGGGAAGGTTCGTGGCTCATAGATGTCCCCGGGGATTTTCTGGTTCAAAGGATCGTCGCTGATCAATGTTCCTTGAATGACGGACTGGTCCCAGGTCAGCTCGCGCAGGACCAGATCGGTGATCTGCATCTCCACCACATCGGGATGTGCGGCAACCACCATTTCCACCGTGACCTGCAGAGGCTTAGTGATCGCACGGATGAGATCGACCAGGCCCAGGTCCACGTTGTCGATCGACAGGCTGCATCCGGCCGGCGCCTCGTCGGTGTCCTCGGGCCAGGAGAACTCGAAATAGCAGGCGGTGTAGACATTGCCTCGGCTGATCACGTCCACGGTATTGAGCACCGCCCGATATGTCGAGCTCGAAGCCGGATCGAACAATGTCAACAGCAGGAGGAACGCGTCCGGCGTCTCGAGCGCCAGGATGGATCGGACCGCCGTTGCGCTAAATGTCCTCACGGCATCAGTTCCCAGACCATGGACACCTGCACCGCCAGCGCACCCAGGTTCTGGAAGCTGGGGCTGTCGACCATGCGCCAGTCGCTCGGCAGGTTTGTCCAGGGATGCGCGAACGTGAACCGATTCACTCCACCGTTGAGTTCGATGTAGAAGAAGTCATCGAGGATCTTGTACTGCTCAATATTCATCGTCATGCCGACCTGGCCGCGAACGACTCTTTGCGTGAACCGCTTCCGAACCTTGGCGACACCTTCCTCGACGTTGGTCCGAACCGTCACCGGTTCCGCCTTTTCGGTATAGGTTTCCGCGCAGGTTGGCAAGCCGGCGGGCCAGAGCATCGTGGCCATCAGCGTCCCCTCCGCGTCACCCCGTACGAGGTGGACAGCACCCGGTCGAATCGACCCTTGCCGATACTTTGTTCCACGGCGGCGTCGACCATGATCTGCAATTGCTTGCCGCCCTGGACGGTCTCGCTTTCTTCTACCTTGATCTGCGAACCGTTGTTATTGATCACGTTCACGGTGAGAGAAGAGGAAGGCGCAGACACGCCGAGCTTTCCGTCGGCCCCGCGCGCGAGCGGCATGATCGCCTCGGGACCGGCTTCACCCATCAGGCCCCAGCCGCTTGCCATCGGAAAGACGGTCGGCCGCGTGACGACTCCACCAGCGGCGAAGGCCAGGCGATGGCCGGCATCAAACACGGCACCGTTCGCTGCGCCCTCCGCGCTGCTCGAGAACAGGCTCATAAATCCACCGCCAGCCATGCTCTTGCGCAACGCATCGAAGAGCGGCTGCACGATGAGCACCTGCATCGCCATCTGTGCCAGGCCCCGCAGTGTCGTCTCGACGAAATCGCCGAAGGCATCCTTTGCCGACTTGGAGGAACTTGCGAAATCGACCAGTGCGCCCGAGAAGGCCTGCGCATATTCGTCGGTGTTGTCGGCGATCTGCTTGAGCAGCGCGTCCATTCCTTCGAGAGACTGTTTTACAGCATTGTCAAGCTCGTCCTGTTTATCCAACAGCTTCTGCGCCCATTGGACCTTCGCCAGGTCTTCCGACATCTGGATGATGTTGAGCAGGCCGATACGGTAGTTGTACGCAGCGTCTTCCGCCTTCTGCAGCGCCTCGATGTCCTTGTCGATCTGCTCGTCAACTGTCAGGCCGGCCAGTTCATCGCGAGCCTCCTTCGCCTTCTTGAACGCTTCCTTCAGCGCGTCCACCTGGCTGATCGTTAGTTTCAGACCCGTCGTGGTCCAGCCTGTCTCGAATGCAATCTGGATCTCTTGCAGCTTTTTGTCCATCGCCACCAGCTTGGCAACGTCGGTGTCGGCGATCAGACTTTCTACGTGAGCGTTCTGGAACTTGATCTTCGCGTCGTACGTCTTGACCCATGCATCCTTCAGCGCATCGACTTGCCGGATGGTGAGCTTGATGCCTTCCTCGTCCTTGCCCGCCTTCAGCATGTCCTGGATATCTCGCAACTTCTTCTCGAAGGTCAGAAGTTTTCCGATATCGGAATCGGACACCAGGCTTTCGAACTTGACTTTCTCCTTCTTCTTCTTGTTCGTCTCCGTCATGGCCTTGTTCAGCTCGTCGGTCATCTTCTTGTTGGTGACGATCGCCTTGGTTTCCTCTTCGACCGCGGCAGTACTGTCGTACAGGTTCTTGCTGAAGTTGGCGTACTCATCCGCGGTCAGGTTTACGTCTTCCTTCCACGCTTTGAATATCTCCGGGATGGAAGAGAAGTCGCCCCTGGCAAAAGCCGCCACCGAGGCCCCGAGCGCGGCCAGGGTCTTGCCGGCGATCGAGATCTGCGTCCAGCTATACATGGCGGCGTCGGCGATGAACTTGAACACCGCGCCGATGCCCCTGCCGATCGCCTGGAAGTCCGTCCCCGAAGTGGTCGCTTTCAGGAATGCATCCTGGATCTTCAGGATCGAAGGCAGCAGTCCGCGAACGATGTCGGTCCACAGGCCCTGCGTCGAAGCCTGCAACTTCTTGGTGTTGGTGTCGTAGGCGTCGACCGCCTTTGCCAGGTCGTCGGTGATGACGATGCCGAACTTAGTGGCCTCTTCGCGAGCCGCCTTGATGCCCTCGGCACCTTGTTCCATCATCGGCCGCATCGCGAGGCCGGCCTTGCCGAACAGCTCGAGCAATACCTGGCTCTTCGTCGCCTCTTCGCCGATCTCGCCGAACTTGTCAGCGATCTCTTCCATGACCTTCGTGGTGTCCTTGCCGGTCGGGTCGATACCGAGCGCGGCAAAGATCGCGTTTTCCTTCGAGCCTTCCTTCTTGGCCGCGAAGATCGCCTTGTTCAATTCCTTCATCGACGTCGCGAGCTCGCCCACCTCGACGTCGGCCAGCTTGGCGGCATAGGCCATCTGGCTGAAGGACTCGGGCGATTGGCCGAGCCGTGCGGCCTGGTCGGCGAGTTCGTCCAGGCTGCTGATCGTGTCCTGGATGGTGCTGAAGAAGGCCCCGACGCTTGCGCCCGCGACCAGGCCCTCGAACAGGCCGCCGGCCATCGACTTGAAGTTGTCGAGCGACTTGGCGGCATCGCCGACGTGCTTCTCGAGCGCCTTGAGCGAGCGCAGGCTCTCCTGCGACAGCTTGACCTGCAGCTCGTAGATGCGGGTAGTGGCGTCGGCCATAACTTCAGCCCTTCAGCCGGCCGCGCTTCTGCGTGCCGATGCGCAGGCCGGGAATCCGCGTGACGGACGTCCGGCCCTTGGTGTTGAGGTTCGGCACGTCCACCCAGCCCTCGCTGATCTTGAGCGAGCGGTAGGCGCGCTTGACCTGGCGCACCACGCCTTGATAGAGGCTCAGGCCTGTCGTCGCCTTGGTCTTGCGGTTGGTGCGGGTGAATTGCTTGCCGCCCACCATCCACTGGTACTTGCGCGTGTGCGCCACGGTAGGCCCGACGATGCGCACCACGCTATCCGGCGTGAGCATCTCTTCGGTTACCGCGTTCGGCTGGTTGCCGACGCTGCGGCCATTCACCCAGACCTGGAAGTGGCTCTTCGAGTAGCCGGTCTTCACGCGCGCCGGCCCCATCAGGATGTTCCACGCTTCCTTGAGCGCGGACAGCATCAGCCGCCGGTTGGTGAAGAAGGCCCGCACCGAGTAGCGCGCCGCCTGGATGTTCGTGCCCGCCTTGCCGTCGATCAGCATGTGCGTCGGCGGATTGCCGATCTGGATCTGTCCGGCAATCTCCGTCGTCGCGATGTGCCGCAGCATGAAGACGACGTCGGCCTCGGCGATCTCGATCACTTCCTTGGCGACGGAGCCGCGCTGGCTGGAGCGGACGACCGGGAGCGGGACTGCTGCCATTGGTGCATTTCCTGCCGCACGCTACGGATGAGCGGCCAGACCTCGTCGAGATCCTGCCCGTAATGCTGGCACCAGTCGTGCACGTCGCCCCAGCGCGCCTCGATGCTCAAGTCGCATACGCAGTCGAAGACTGGCAGCAGGTGCGCCGGCAAGTCGGGACGCTGCTCGAGCGCGGGCACGCGCCGCCCCTTGGCGACCAGCGCCTCGAGCCGCTCGATCTTGTCGCCCCATTGCACCGCCCACTTCAGGACTCCCCCAGCGCGTCGACATCCTTGCGAAACGAGTCGATCGTCTGCGCCGCGCTGCGCAGGCTGATCCATACGTCGGGACACTCGAGCAGCAGCGCCGCGGCCGTCTCC